AAGTTTCGGTGTTGCAGCGATTTTTAGGTTCCTCCTATTCCTGCAGGGTTTCCACAACTGGACACTCAACCCCTTTCATATGATGGGAGTTGCAGGTATTCTTGGTGGAGCATTGTTATGTGCCATTCACGGTGCAACAGTAGAAAATACACTCTTCGAAGACAGTGACCAAGCAAATACTTTCAAAGCTTTCGAACCCACGCAAGAGGAGGAGACTTATAGTATGGTCACTGCGAACAGATTTTGGTCTCAAATCTTCGGTATTGCTTTTAGCAATAAGCGTTGGTTGCACTTCTTTATGCTCTTTGTTCCCGTTATGGGACTATGGACTAGTAGCATTGGTATCATTGGTCTTGCCTTTAATCTTCGTGCTTATGATTTTGTAAGTCAGGAGATTCGTGCTGCTGAAGACCCTGAGTTTGAAACGTTCTATACAAAGAATATTCTTCTAAATGAGGGTCTTCGTGCTTGGTTAGCGCCAGTTGATCAACCACATGAACAGTTTGTATTTCCTGAGGAAGTGCTCCCAAGAGGCAACGCACTCTAAAATAAATAAGAGGAGTTCCTAGAACTCCTTTTTTTATGCTTCTCATTCTCCTGTTCTTCCAACTCTTCGGAGTATTCCTCTTTCTAATGTCCCTACTATGATATCCTCCACCACTCCATATAAACTCGCAGAGATTATTCAAGATACTTGGCCTCAACTTTACAGACCGATGAAAAGGGAGTATAATAAAAAGAGTGGTCCAAATCTAAATAAAAAGGTTTGACTCATACACATTATGTTCCCCTATTTACAATCGCTTTTTAAAAAAATGAATTTCGCTGCCCGTGTTCAAAACGTACTCTCCACACTTAAGGGAGATAAGGATGCACTCTTAACTGAGAATGCATCACTCAAAGAGCAACTTGCTGCTGCTCTTGCTAATGATGTTGCAGATGCTCAGGCTGCTGCCGATGCTCAAGCTGCTGCAGAAGTTGCCCGTGCTACTGCTGATGCTGCTGTTGCAGAAACTACCCGTCTACAAGGTATCGTAGATGCTGATGCTACCGAAGATGCTGCTCTTGAAGCACTTCTTGGTTCATTGGAAGCACCTGCTGCTGCTCCTGTTGCAGAAGTTGCTGCTACTGAAGAAGCACCTGTTGCTACTGAAGAAGTTGCTACTGAAGAAGTTGCTACTGAAGAAGTTGCTACCGAAGAAGCAACCGAAGGTTGATACTACTCACAAAATGAGTTGAACTACCCCTATATGGGGTAGTTTTTTTATGCTATAATAATCAAAAAACTTCAAAAAATGAACAAGTATAATACCGAAGATTATTTTTCTGTGATTGAGACTAGGACTGGTAGAAAAATTGCAGATTGTGGAGAAGAAACAGATGCACTGGCACTGGTTGCATTTGATCCTGCCAATCGTACCTATACTAGAAATAAGTTTCTAATGGGTCAGGTGATTGATATAGTGATGCCCAAGGCACTTCCTACGAATGAAATTGCAATCAATACCAAACCTTATCAAGAGCATCAAGATGAGTGGATGGTTGAAAAAATCAATCAATTGCCTCAAATCAAACTACCAGACAGGCAACAAGAACCTTTTAGGGTATGAATCACCGAAAGCATAAACAATCTGAGAATTTAAAAAAGAAAAAAATGCATACACCTGAAGGATACTTAAAAGATCCCCCAGACGCAGTATGCCCTCATTGTGGAAAGTCTGGTAAGTCTTGTTCTTATGTGAATAGTTTATCGAGAGCGTGGGCACGAGATGCCTGTAAGAAGAAAAACGACAATAAATAATCATAAGTTGCAAATACTTATGGTTCCTCTACATTCGTTCAAGGACTATCTGTTTAATCTAGAGACAACAAGTAAAGCAGAAGCAAAACGAATGTGGAGGAGGATTATAAAAGAACAATGGGAACATAAGTGTGCCTATTGTAATTCAGAAGACAATATCACACTAGACCACATCACTCCACAGTGTAAGGGTGGTCTGGACATTAAGACTAATGTAGTTGCTTGCTGTCATTCGTGCAATCAATCTAAGGGACATACTCCTTGGGAACAGTGGTATTATAATCAAGACTTCTTTACAGAAGCAAAAAGAGATGCTATAGTAAAATGGATGAAACCAGAAGAAAATTCAAATCTATATAAGTATAGACCAAGAAGAAATAATGCGTCTTAACATTCATGGATGATGGTAGTATCTACCCCATTGCAGCAAATGTAATGGGGACCTTAATTTCAATTTTAATAATTCTTATACCCTTATTAATAATTTTATGAATTTTACAGTTTATTCAAAAAAAGGTTGTCCTTATTGTGACAAGATTAAAATGGTTCTGGGTGATTTGAGTGTCAAAAAAGGATACCCAGTTATTTGTTATGAACTTGGAACTGAATTTACAAGAGAAGAATTCTATGCTGAATTTGGTGAAGGTTCTACATTTCCACAAGTTGTTTTTGATAAAAAAAATATTGGTGGATGTAGTGATACTGTGAAGTACTTACAAGAGAACAATATGTTTTAATGAGTACTATAAATAATTCTGGAAAAACAGACATCAATCGTGGTGTTGAGTTACTACTTCGCAAAAAGGGAGGAACAAATCAACCAGAATTGGATTCTAGACAGTTCAGTTTTGGGAAAATGTTTTCTCTTTTTAAACGAGAGATACATTTTAAAATTGAACTAAGAGTGGCAAAGAAAACGTAATCTCTTGGAGAAAAAAATGGAATCAGCAACACCCTATATTCTTTTCTTTTGTGGTATTGGAATTATTGGTTCCTTCTTAATTGGAATAATGATAGGATGGTTTGGTAATGATATTTTTTATTCAATTTTGAATAGAAATAAAGTAGCATTACATCCAGAAATGTTTGATGAAAACGGTAATATTATACCAGACGAAATTTTGGCAGTACGATTTGAAAACAATTATGACGACGACAACGACGAAGAAGAAGACGGAGACTGAACTCGAAATTCTTCCACCAAATCCATTTATATTTGAAATTCTTGCTCTTGCTTCAAAACAAAGATCAAAAGCAAAAAAAGTAGAAGTTCTTAAAACATACGAACACGATTCGTTAAAAGCAATTTTTATTTGGAATTTTGATGAAACTGTAATATCTGTTTTACCAGAAGGTGATGTTCCATTTTTTGGTGAGAATGATATGAAGACATCAACAATGTCTGAAAGAATTGAAGATGCAATCAAACAAATGAGTGGTTCATCAATAGGAGCACTTGACCAAAGATATTCTACAATTCGTAAAGAATATACTAAATTTTATAATTTTATCAAAGGTGGAAATGATACATTGAATGGAATTCGTAGAGAAAATATTTTTGTAAATCTTTTGGAAGGTTTGCATCCTTTGGAAGCAGAAATTCTTTGTTTATGTAAAGATAAGAAACTTGAAAGTAGATATAAAGTCAATAAAGAGATTGTATCGGAAGCATACCCTGATATTGTTTGGGGAAATAGAGGTTGAAAACTGGAGGAAAATTATTGAATATTATACATAAAGACTGCGATAAATCATTAGCAAAAGATAAAAGTCTTCCTGTTGATTCTTATCTTGTTACTTATTGTGTAAAAGATACAGAAAAATATGATATAGTACAAGCAGGTGGTAAGGTTGAAGTGTTTGATACTTATTATGATGAGTATGGAAAGGGAGCACTTAAAGAAATTAAATGGACTGATGGAAAAATAAACCCAAAGATGTATGGGTATGTTCCCAAAGAAACGAAAAAACGCAGATAAAAGTAGCAGTACGATACAAAAAAAGTATCTGTTGCTACTTTTGCATGTTTATGCTAATATATACAGTACGTTCAACCCATTTTGGGTCGGAAGTAAGCCGACGCGGAACGGATCGTTCATCTATGGAAACACTCTTACTCAGTTGTCTTCAGGCACAATTGATTATTGGAAGAGTTATGAAGGCAAATATGCCTCCACAAACTCGTAATGATTTAATTTGGGAAATCAAAAAGATTACTCCCAAAAGGTGTAAAATAGACGCAAACGCCGACTGAAGGAACGCTCTTTAATCTAAACAACTAAGGAGAAAACCTAATGTCACAAGTAAAAACTAAAAACAACTGGCAGCTTGTTTTAATCAAGCAACAAAAAGAAAAAGAACAACGCAAACACCAAGCAAAACTAGCAATGGCAATGCGTTGATAATCTAGGAGGGATTGATTCCCTCCTTTTTTTGTGCTAGAATAACTGAAGATAACTTTATAATATGGATAGAGAAAAAGTTAAATTGATTATAAGGAATATGGAACTGCTTTTGGATTCGTTAAAAGCAGAAATCTATACAGACGTTCAAGCACATAAAGTAAAGAGTAATCAACGAATTATTGATTACGATGAAGTATTTGAGGATAATGATGACTAGCAAATCAAAACAGTTGGTTAAACTACTTAAAAAATTAATCAAACAGGAACATTTGTATTCAGATAAACAACTGAAAGAAATGAAAACACAATTGAGAGTTGTGGAAACCGAACTTGTTCAATTGGAAAAACTTACATCAAAAGGATTTGGAAAATGAAACCAGAAGTTAAACTCATTTCTGCCACACCAAACGCAGAACAACATATTGCTTATTGTGCCCGTGTAAGTAATCCAAAAAATCAAGAGAACTCAAACTTTGAAGGATTGCTTAAATATTGTATTAAGAATCAACACTGGAGCATCTTTGAACATGCATTCCTCACAGTTGAAATTAATACCTCGTTGGCGATTGCTACGCAAATCTTC